CGGCACCAGTTGGGCCCTGTGGCCCAGTGCTTCCAGTGCTCCCAGAACCTGTTGCGCCCGTGTAGCCCGTAGGCCCCTCCATACCAGTAGCCCCAATGTAATTCGGTCCTACATCCATTCCCGTGGCACCAGTGTACCCCGTTGCCCCAGTCGCGCCTTGATGACCAAGATTTGAGACAGGTTCTCCATTAATAAAGTTGCAGTATATTTGTTGTGAGGCAGACATTTATTTAATATATACAAAATTATAAAATTTATGTTGGATTATATGTTAATGAATTGCTCCAAGGACTATATATAGTTCCAGTTCCAGCAACTCCTCCAGGCGATACAGGTGTGTCGACAATATAGTCACCTGTGCTATTATTAACGAATCTCGAGAACACTTGAAATCCTTTAAACCACAAAACACCACTTGAGGCACTTTGAACTACATCCCCGCTGTAAACAAAATCAACTATCATGTGTAGACTGGCTCCAGTCAGGTTTTCTATTGAATTTCCAGAACCACTATTAAAAACCGCTGTGAATGTTGCCCAATTATGTCCTGCTGTATTTGTTAAAACCGTTGTTGAACTATTATTTGTTAATGTTGCGTAAGGTGCCGTTATGTAAATATTGCCAACCAAAGACACAATTTCAGTAAATGTGGATCCATCTACGCAAATGATTGATAACACGCTTGATGGTGCATTACCAACACTAATACATTTGTTGATTGTAGCAAAAGGGAGTTCAAAAGAGCCATTACCAGTTGTGTCATTGCCATAAATTGAACTAACATAACAAACATTAGGAGGTCCGTATGGGGAATTTGCACCAACGCCTGTGCTCCCTTGATTTCCAGTGCTTCCTGTTGCGCCAGCAGGTCCTTGGAATCCAGTAGCTCCAATCCCACCTATTCCGCCTGCTGGCCCAGTGCTTCCTGTTGCGCCTATATAATTAGGTCCTACAGACGGACCAGTAGCGCCCTTTAACCCCGTAGGGCCAGACGGACCAGGGAACCCCCTCACGCCAGTTGCACCAATGTTACCAGTGCTTCCAGTGCTTCCTGTGCTTCCAGTTGATCCTTGCGCACCATGACCAGACGCCCCAGTCATTCCCGTAGGGCCTTGACTTCCCGTAGGGCCAGCCACACCAGTTGCGCCTATGTAATTCGGTCCAATAGACGGTCCAGTGGCTCCCGTCGCGCCTGTTGCGCCAATGCTTCCAACTAATGGAAATGATTGTCCATTTATATAATCACAGAAAATTTGCTGTGAGGCAGACATTTATATTTATTAAATATAAATAATTTATTTTACTATTGGATTTCATTCATCTTCATCGATAAGTCCCATACCACGAGCATGGCGATGTTTCAAAGCAGATTTGTGAACTTTGCCAAAGCCGACTTTGTGAAGAACACTTGCGGCGGAAGAAGCACCAGGAACACCCAAGATGTTTGCAACATCAGCACCAGTGCTCAACACATGATGTTTTCTAAGAGATTTGATACCACTCATAAGAGATTTTTTGAAATCCCCAGATCCAAAGTAACTGCTGGGGCGTTGATAAGGACGTTGGTTGCCATGTTCGCCAGATGCATGTAAAATATCCATAGGAGTAAGAACAGAGTTCTGCTGGATAGTCATTCCAGAGCCAGAGTCCACAGTCAACAAACCATCAGAGATTGAGAGAATGTAAAGAGAGAACGGCTGAGTCACACTTTGATTGATGTTCTTCATGACGACAGTGACTTGGAATTGTTTTGAAATTTGAAGGGACGGAGCTTCGACATCTCCCTTTGCTAAGCTTAATGTTTTTGGAACATCCAAAATTAAAATAGAGCCTCGACTGGTACTGAACTGTTCCCAAGACATATTTAGACCAGCCTCCATAGACCACAGGTAAAGTTGTTCCTGTGATGCACCTGCAAGAAGCGATATACCAAACTCACAAGGTATTTAATCCTTGGTCATCGTTCCCTATACGACTCATCAACATACGTAAAGAATGGATATGTTGACTACTTATATAGGCTCATTTTCATGAGGGACTAGACTGTATCTTCTGCTTGCGCAGTATCCCTTACAGTCGTTGAACCTTCCCGTTTGTTAAGACGGGCTTGGCTGCGGATTGTCCAATCCTTACAATTGTTACTATACCCTTGGATAAGGCCGCCGCAATCTCACGACTACGGTTTAGTATGTAAGGCTCTAAGGATTTCCCCGCAATTTGGGAATCTTAGCCATTCGCTATTGAGCCGTGTTATCCACACACGACTATCGGGCAATCTTTACCCGAAGTGTTATCAAAGTTGCAAGATATTGAGAGAATACTGGCAAAAGTATCGGTTGTAGTAACCATGTTGCTTGGAGAAGAGTTGATGTAAGTATCGGTTGGGCGAGCAAAAATGACGATACGTTTGGGAATAACGTTGAACTGAATGTTGGAACTTGAGTAAGTCCAAAGTGCGCCAGGAGCACGATTGGTGTTGTCATCAGTTTGATAAACATCGACGTTAGAGTAGTTGTAGACAAGTTGTTTGGGAATGTTATCAGTCAAACTTGGAGAAACAAAGTTGAGATGGATTTCAGGAGGCTGAGTAAACACGGCAGTTACAGCAGTTACAGCAGATGCATTAGAGTTGGTGCTGTGACTCCACACACGAGCAAGGTTGTTAAACACAAAAGACAAAACCATAGTCTGAACGCCATACAAAGCATTGGAATCCTGAGTGTTCTGGAAGGGAGAAAGCCACAGAGATTCACAAGTAGTAAATTGAACAACTGCAGTTCCAGACTGGCCAGTTCCTGGCTGTGGGTTGGAAACAATAGTCATTGGCCAGCCACCACGAGTAGGGAACATTGACGCGCCTTGAGGTTGAAGGGGGTCAAGAACAGTTCCATTTTGAAAAACACCAGTAACAGTGTTGATAGTCATCTGTTGAGCATCAGAGTAATTTTGAAAGTTATCCAACATGCTGGGGCACAAAGAAAGATCTTTGGAGATTTGCATATCAGAAATATTCATGTTAGCAAAAGCGGGAACACACTGATAGTTGATCTGAGAAACTTGGGCGTTATTAATAGTAACTTTCACAGTGTTCGTAACACGAGCAAGGGGGTTGGCGGCAGGCGCATCATATACTGATGGATCAATAACAAATCCAGACAAACCAGCAGTTGCGGTGATAGAAACTTGTAAGTAAGCCTTTACGAGAACCCTACGGGAAATTCCGACATATTGTGATGGAGGCTGTGCGTTGAAAGTAAGAGTTCCACCAGAAGCAGAATAGTTCTGGGAAGGCAGAACACGATAAGTATTTTGAATCCTTGTGTTAACTTACTGTCTCCAGTAAGAGCAGACTATATCTTAAGCAATCATGGGGAGTGATTAGTTCCCTCATGCCGACGAGCATTTAGTCGTTGAACGATCCCCATATCCTTATCATAACGGACTTAGGGAACTCGCTGCGGATTGTCTTTATTTTATACATTATTACTATACCCTATGCAGTTAACATAAGCCACCCATGACTTTCATCACAAGTTTAGTAGTATAAACCTCAGAAGATTTCCCCGCAATTTGGACGTCTTGCCGACTACGAGTCGACTAGCCTTTACTTGCGTAAAGACTGTCCCAATTCAATTAGGACCTTTGGATACACCGAACTGAGCCATGGATTCAAATTGAAGACGAGAATCAAGAACTTGGACGGGTTCAATTGTGCCATTTACAGCGAGAGACATTGTTGTTTTTATTATAGTGTAAAAAAATAAAAAATGAAAGTTGTAGAGTAAAAGATGCCTTTTTACATCCATCAGGATTCACCTCACAAATTCACTGTGAGAAATGAAATTACAGAAAGAGTTTTAGGAGCACACCCAAGTTATGAAAGAGCCTTGAGACAACTTAGAGCACTCTATGTTCATGTTCCAGAAGCCAGAAGAGGTGGTTTGTTGTCATCAATCAAAAACGTTCCTCCAGAAGATGAAATCTACTTAAGACTTTCAGAAGAAAGTTACAAACCAAAAGAAAATCGTGTTAGAGAACTTGATGGCTATATCTATGATTACGATCTATCAACAAAAAGAACTGCTGTTTATGTCGACAAATTATTAAAAACTGTTATTATCGCTCACAGAGGAACAGTTGATAAAAGTGACTTGGTTCAGGACGGATATTTAGTTGCTGGTTTACTGTCGTTGTCTTCACGTTTCAAAAATGCTCTCGATATTATTAAAAATGTAATGCTAAAGTATCCTGCTTTCTCAATAGCAAATACAGGACATTCGTTGGGTGGAAAAATAGCAGTAGAGTTGGGAAAGGAGTTGCCAATAGAAACAAAAGTTGTGGCTTTTAATCCAGGATCTTCTATAACAGATATAGGAGAATACGCATTATGCTCAGCAAATCCAAGCACAGATCAGTGTAAAAAACTAAGAAATCAGAAAATATATTCGATCGCTATTGATCCGATAGCGATAACATCATTGATACACCCTGGCCATGTGGCAATAAAAAAGTCGTCGTTAAAGTTTAATCCGCACACACTAAAAAATTACACTAACGTCTTCCGAAGCTAGAGCCCTTTTTCTCTGCATCTGGGTTTGAAATTCTCATTAGACTGTTTTTGTACAGAGATTTTTTCAAGAATGCAAATTTCATACTCACTGTTTGATTGGGCGGAATGTAGTATATTCTTTGTGTGTTTGTTTTATCAACCCAATAAACAGAAATATCAATACCTCTAACATTGTTTGATAACAAGTCGATTAGTCGATAAAAAGGAGGGAAATACACTAGTTGTGAACGATAACCTCCAGGGTCTGTGATAGGGAATGAGGCTGTAAAATCAGTCAAGTTGGATGCTTGTGATGTGCCAGAACCTGCAGTGTTTGCTCCAACCAGAGATGATGATATATTTGTTGTTGGAACATATTCTTCTCTAACACCAATTAATGAACTTTTGAAGACAATGCTTTCAGTATCCCACCATGAGTATAGTCTAGGATATTCTTGATCCATTCGATAATATCCGCTTGGAATTGATGGATCAATGGCGGTGGTATTGTTGTGTAAATCTTGAACCAATATTTGAAAATCCCTGTATGTTGAAAGTCCCTCACCTAAAAATTTAACAAGCATATTATCAAAAAAATAGTATAAAGTTGTATTCATGAATATCTGAATTGGTGTTGATGCTGTAGAGTCGTATGCTGTTTGTGCTAAAAGAGAGCATAATCCACCAGCGCGTGGTGAGTATATCATATATGGGGCGGCAGATGCACCTCCAGGCCATCCAGACGCGTTTGCTGAAGCGTCGTTAAATGCCAAAGTTAATGCATTATTGATTTCATTTATAAACTCTTGATAACTATATACTGACTGGTCTGGTCTATTAAAATCGTATGGGACATATACAACAGGATATGTGGCATAATAACCGTTATATCCAATTGTGACCCAATATGCGTTATTTACAAAGTTGAATATTGGAATGCTCGCGCCGTCCATCGAAAATTTCGCCACAGCAAAGTAGTAATCAGAGGGTTTGTCTATTATTGCAGATGTAAGCGTTTGAGTGCTAATACAAGGGACTGATTTATTACTGTTATTAGTCAAAACAACATTTACATAGATGTTGTCGTCTTTCTCTTCAAACTCTGATTTTATTGCTAATCCTAAGGCACTTTGACTCATTTATTAATGAGAATTAAAAAAATTATTGTAAAGTTTCTATGAATTTGTCAACAAGTTGATCTGATGTAAAGTTTTTTCCAGACCTAAACAAGTAATAAAAGTCTTCGACTGGTAAATCTCTCAACAGTATTCGTGCAACAGCCCACTTTCCACACGTATTTACTCCATCTTTCATCTCTTGCAACGGAAATTCGTTATATTCAACTGGATATTGAGTATTTGAAAGTAACTTTGATAAATAAAATTCTCCTCCTGTAAGTAATTTTCTCATGTTATTATCAATAAAATCGACTTCATCATCTGGATATAATCCATAACTATCAAACCAACTTATAATTTTCTTGCCTCTTTGATTTCGTGAATAAAAAACACAAGTCCAATGCCCAAAATTTGGCTCTGTTTCATATAAAATCACTAAACACCCATTCTTTCCAAGTGCTTGTTCAATAGTATTATATTTTGATAACTCACTATATGTTATTACATTACATTTTCCTTTTAATAATTGAAAAATATCATGATTTGATAATGCATACTTTAGTCCCATTTTACTATAGCAGGTAAACTTTATTTTCAGTCAGAACATACATTGGGAACTTGTTTACCATACACCAACGGGAAGGCTGATTCAGAATATCTTCTATTTGTTTAGCGCTCAGTCCAATATAATCTTTTAAATATCTCTTTGTGTGATAACTTGTTGATCCTTTGAAAAAAACAACAGAACTACATTCATTATTATCAGTGCGTGTGTCTTTAAAATTTCTCGCCATGTGAGCAGTGATGCACATATAAATACCTTTGGATCTTCCAGTAATTAGCAAGTCGTTTTTGAGTGCGTATACTTGTCTTTTGATGTCTGG